GTTCGCCCCTGGTCGTTGGGTGATCTTCCGTAAGGATGAAGATGGTGAAGTTGTGAAGGATGATTTCACTGTTGAGAGTGATTCTGGTCTTTTCGGTGCTGCTCTAAAGTGTGCGTACTGTGGTGGCTTTGGTCATGCCAGTGAGGCGTGCCCTATGCTGCCTAAAGAGAAGGTCGAGTGTGTTCATTCTGCTGATTGTCCGATGAAGTTGAAGACCTCGGGCAAGGTGTGTAATAAGCACTGTGCAGGTGACCATTGTTCTCATGTGGTGTCGTGTGTGGAACCGACGGAGAAAATTGATCTTACGGTTGCCCAGAAGAAGAAGCCTCTTCCTGTTCCTCCGAAGAAGGAAATGAGCAAGCAAGATTGGATTAAAAGCCAAGCGTGTCATCAATGTGGACAACTTGGTCACCTGAAGCATCAGTGTGGTGGCAAGAAGTTGCCTTCGTCTCCTAAGAAGGCGGAGGCTCTTGTTGCTGGTTCTGCTAAGATCGACCCCAAGCCATTTCGAAACAATATGGGTGTTGCTTTGAAGGGTTCTGATTATGTTGCTCAGGTGGTTGTTTCGTGCATAGGCATTCTTGTCAATGCGCATGTCTACGAGCAATGCACTCACTTCAAGTTTGGAGACAAGGTGGTTGAGAAGACCAAGGTTGTTCTTCGTGAGGTTAGCGGAAATCGTGACCTTTTCCTGTGTCTCAAGTTCGATGGCTGTCCCAATGGCTTGCCTAAGGCTCGATTTACTACGCCTGAAGTTAACCAGAAGTGCTGGTTCTTCGCGCGTGAGGGTTTGATGTCTGAAGGCATGGTTACTTGGTTGGGTGATGGTGCCGATGGTTTTGAGATGCGGACTACGTGTTCTACTGAGCCTGGAGATTGTGGTGGTGTCTACGTCAATTCAAATGGACGAGTTATTGGTGTTCATTTTGCGGCTGGACGACCCAAGTTTGACAACCGTGCGGTTCCAGTAACCGACGGTATGCTTCAATGGGTGCCAAAAAACTAGTAAAGCACATCGGGTCTCGGTTCTATGAGATCCCGGTGTGCACGACTGGATTGCACGTGCGAAGCGTGCCACTCCAGGTCGTAGGTCAAGTTCCGTTCAGGCCCTTAGGCTCCTCTCACTTCTTGCCAGCTCCTTGGCAGGTTGACAGCCC